CTGTAATGGATGAGCAGATCAAGGCAGGTGCAATTGAATACAGATCTGGAGATCTAACAGTTTCCAGTGATGTTAGAATGATTGGTGGTAGTTTAGAGATCTATGACTCTGTTAATAAGACAAGATTACTTGGATTAGTTAACGATGACGGTCACGCTGATCACCAAGGTCTATTCTTCTGGGATGCAGGTGTTGTTGCAAGAGGTGACTTCTATCTCTTCAGCTCACAAGATCCTGAGAACGTAATTCAGAATCCTGACTCTACTGTACCATCATTCTTCGTTGATAACTTAGGTAACGTTGGTGCAGAAACAACATTCACGATTGAAGGTGTTGCACAAACAACACCATCTACAACTGTTGAACAACTTTCTGTTAAGAATCTTGGTCCAAGTGGTAGTAAGAAGTTTGCTATTAAGCAAGATAACTCCATTGATTCCTTTGGATTTACTAACTTCTACACCTCTTCTGGTGGTAGACACACGAGATATATTTCTTCTGCATCCACAGAAGCACAACTCGAACTGAAAGCCAATGTTACTTACATGGTAAATACAACAGCAACCTCTACACTTGTAGTGAAACTTCCTACTTCTCCACAAACTGGTGATGTTGTAAGATTGATTGACGTTAGTGGTAATCTAAATTATAACACGTCTCTCGTGGTTAGAACAGAAGAATCTTCTAATGTTCCAATTCAAGGAGACAGCACAGGAACACTTCTTGGTGGTAGAATCACACCATATCCTTCAGGTGAATTAGTTGTACAAACTGCTAATGCAGCATTTAGTTTAATATACCTAGGTGCTACTGATAATGATGGACAGGTTGGTATTCCTACTTCAGTTCAAGGTTGGTGGTTAATGGAGGTTTAATTAACAAATCAATGGCAAACTATAACAGAATCAAATCAGTAAAGAATAACCCGATTGGGTCAATCATGCCTTGGACTGGCACATCTAGCAGCTCAGCGTTGCTAAGTGCTGCCATTCCAACTGGTTATCTTGTTTGCAGTGGACAAACTGTACGTGCTATTGATTATCCATTGTTAGCACAACTATTGGGTAATACTTATGGTCCTTACCAAGAACCTGGTGGACCAGTTGTAGGAATTCAAAATAATTTTCCTGAATATGATGAAGATGATATCTTCACACTACCAAATTTGAATAATTGTAGTATGATGGATTTAGAATCTTCTAGACTTGCTCCTGAGGATAATGCTATTGTTGGTCAATACATTACTGAAAATGGTAATGATGCTGCTCCATTGACAAATGTTATTTCTTATGTTGATGTAAATTTCCAAGTGGATCCAAACCAAACTTTAGCAGGAAAGATTACAGGTATTGATGTTCAAGATCCAGCATACTTTACTACTGCTAGAACTATTCCAAGAAAACTTGGTATTGATCATACACCAGCACATAGTCATGGTCAACCAGCAGCTGCAGCAGAGAAATATCCATCTGCAGTCCTAGGTGGTGGTTATGTTGGACTATTTGAGGCAGGTAACTATGATACTCAAAGTGGACAATTTACTACAGTTAGTGCTGAAGCTGTAAACCCATCAGAGGATCAAGCAGACAGATTTAATCCAGGAACTGCTAGAGTTACATGGTATGACGAGAGTGCATTTACTTTACCTACAATGAACCAGTTCAGGGATTTTTCAGCAGCACCTGCTTCTGTCCCTGCTATACCTGGTACATCTAGAGTTGTAGCACAATATGGTAATACACAGGAGTATGATGATCCTAATACTTGTATTGTGAATCAGCAAGCACCTGCAGTTTCTGCACCATTCCCCCCTGCTGGTAGATATCAAGGATTTAAAAACCATTTTACTAGTGGACAAGTTGCTCCTTCTAGAGGTGGTAATGTACTAAAACCATATCCAACTACATTAAACCATAACGCTGATAACTGGAATTCTGAATCATTAGCATCTCATAATCATTTCACAATTGACATCACAATGACTAAAGCACAGATGCGTGTTCCTGGTACTATCCTCATAAATAATATGACGACGGGAACTATTGCACCTGTTAGTGTTGACAAGGCTTTGAGTGTGCAAATTAATCCCAATACTCCATCACTTACTACTATTGTGATCATGAGGGCATTCTAAATGGCAGTAATGTATAGCAGGGAGAAATCCAAGGTAGGAACTACTACTGGAACAATTATTAATTGGTCTAGGCAGTTGGCATCTAATGATCCAGATGATCCTACAAATTCTGATAAGTTACCACAAGGATATTTGAGATGTGACGGAACAATCTATGCTGCTGAAATTTTCCCTGCTTTGGCAGAAGTTCTTGGTGTTGGTTCGCAATCTAGATTTAAGAAACCAAATCAAACACTATTAGATAATCAATTCCAACTACCAGATTACGGATCTAAAAAATTACGTGCATCATCTGGATCAAACTCAGGCGATTATATTGATCTGTATATTGAAGATGATAATCAGAATACTATTACAAAATCAGGTGTTGGATTAGAAGTTGTTAGTAATATTGGTAGTTCATATCAAATTCAATACACAGGATCATTCTTTCTACCATCCCAAACTATTGAAGTTACTGGACAACCAGGATTTATTAGGAACACTGGAAACTATACAGAAAATAGTGACGTTCTACAAAATGCATTTTTCCCTCATGCTCACTTCCATGATGGTAACAGAACAAGGGTAGCATCTTCTACTGGTAATGAATTTGCTGGATTTGGAAGAAATGCTTATGTTAGAAAATCTACTCTTTGTGTTTTAGATTGGGCATATAATACTAGACAGGACTTGTGTTATTTTAATGCTACTAGACAGAGATTGTCTGGTGTTACTCAATCAGAAACTAACTTTGGTGGATGTAGAAGAGAATATTATGCTGGTTGTTTTACTGGATGTCTTTTCACTGCTTCATATGAGTGTTTAATTCCAGAATCTTATGTGTGTGATTTCCCAATTTGGTCTGGTGACGGTGGTGGTTGTGGAGGAAGTTCAGGATCACAGGAAGTATCAACTTGTGGTAATATTACATACACTGGAACAGTTGCTGTAAAATGTGATGCTGTTGGATTTCCTGGATGTTCCATTGGTGGTTATCTTGCTCAACCAAGAACTGGTCCTATTAATTTAGCAAGTAATTATGATGATGACAACTTACCATTTGACTCATTTAAGGATTCAACTCAAGATGGATTTGCTGCAATTAATAACGTAACAAATCAGGTTGTTGCTACTGGTAATGATGGTACACATAGACACTTTACAAATTTTGAGGCACAACCACATACATATCAAGTGAATACACTACCTACGTTTATTCCTGCTTCAGAAATTGAATCTACAATTCAGGTTCGTGTTAACGAAGAGAATAAAGCAGATCAGTTTATCCAACCATACCTTGTCCAAGAGTTTCTAATTAAGTATTAATGACTACCTCATATAGAAATAAATTCACTGCTTATAAGCAAGAAACTGATGGACAATATGCTCCTATAGGATCTATTACGCCATTTCTAGTAGATAGTTTTTCCACTACTGGCAATTATGATGGTGGAGCTGGGACTGGAGGGGAAGATCCTGAGTTTGCATATAAACATTATTTGTATTGTGATGGTTCAGAATTATTAATTAGAGATTATCCTGAATTATATAATTGTATTGGTAATACCTATGGTGGTAGTACCGAATCTAATGCTACACAACCATCAAATGCTGGTGGTATAAACAAATTATATTATTTAAATGGTAAAGCATTTGTAAATCTTAATAGAGATCTTGGAATCCAAGGACCAGTAAAACTTCCATTTCCTTATGGAGTTAGAATTAGATTTCGTGATGATACAGGAGATGGTGGTAATGGATTAGGAGCACTCCCAACACCACTGTTTGAATTTAATACATTTTACAAAACACTAGTACCAACGGAAGATTTAACAGGTCTAGTTGCTACAGATGGTACTGAATTTGCATACGAACTTGAGTTTCCAGCTGGAACTACGGTAACCTCATTCACTACAGTTAATTTTACTTCTGCAAATCATCCCAATACATTTTTTGGAAAGAATTATAGTTTAAATGATTATCCATATCAAGTTGGTACATTTAAGGTTCCAGATTACAGAGACAGAATAATTGCAGGTGTTGGTGCAGTTGATAATTTAGGATCTCCAACCATTGAGAACGCATTAGTTAATAATGTTGGACAAACTGGTGGTAAATGGTTCCTTTCTAATAATGATCTCCTTGATGGTGGAGCATTTTTTACTGTAGGTGATGTTAGAACTACTGGATATACTAATATTACTGCTGACATTCTTACATACATGACAGGTTCTGTTGAGTTTAAAATCGGACCTATTGATGATTATATTTTCTCTAGACCAGTAGAACACTTCCATTTCATCCTATCTTCTGAACCAGATGAAGGATTTGAGTCAGAATTTGGTTCTTCTCCATCTGATCAGTATGCTGTATTGTATACCAAATCTAGAGCTAATATTTTACCATTTGAACCAGATGGTTCTGGTGGATTAGCATTAGGTCACTCTCATGGATTGACTAAAGATCCATTAAACAATCCTAGAATGGCAACCTATGGTAACACTGGTGGTATTGGTGGTGAGGATCCTAATGTTCCTGCTGATGTAAACTATGATGTTAATGATCCTATTCTATCAAATACAGCATCTTTTTCTGGTGTCTCTCTTGAAAATTATGGTTCAGGTGCAGGTGAAAGTGGTGGTTTTGGAGAACCATCTACTACATCTGGTGATAAGTACCTAGCATTTGGATATAATAATTCAGGTGCATTTGGATCTTCACTACAAACTAGTAGATCTGCTACTTATACAATGGATTTCACTGGATATACTCAGTTCTATATCTTTGCTATTGGTGGTAAT